CAACAATCAACATCCTAAACCCATGATTATCGAAACTCCCGAATACCTCGCACTCATCGCCGAACACAAGATCGCGTGCGAGCAGGGCGTGACGCTCAAGGCCAATTTTGAGGCGCTCACCGCCGAGAAGATTGACCTCAGCGCAAAACTTTCCGAGGCTTCAAACAAACTCACGGACGCCGACAAGGCGATCACTGAACTCAAAGCCTCGATGGAAAAGACGGCGGCAGAACATGCCGCCGCTCTTTCCGACTTCGACAAAAAGGTGAGCGCCAAGGCCGCGACGATGCTCGCGCAGACTGGCACCACGCCAGTCGTCATCGGCAGTCCCGCCGCACCGGAGCCTTCCGCAATCCTCACGCAGTTCAACGCAATCACTAACCCCATCGAGCGCGTCCGGTTCTATCGAGCCAACAAGGTCGCAATCGACGCCACATTCTCCAAGTAACAACCACACCCACAAACCCAAATGGCCTACACCAATCTCAATATCGCCCGCCTCGCGAATGCCGCGCTGGAGGGCTTCGTCAAAGAGCTTCTGCCGCTCAATGTCTTCTCGCGTTCCTACTCGCCCGATGTAGTCGGACGCACGCAGGGCAACGTCGTCCTCGTCCCGCTCATCGGTGGCCTCGTTGCCACTACGTTCGGCGGCACCTACGCCATCACGACCTTCGCCAAGAGCGTCGTGACCGTCACTATCAACCGCCACAAGATTGTGCCCATCGGACAGACCGACTTGGACGCCATCAACAACAGCGATTCTTCGCTGGAGGCGTTTGGCTTCCAGCAGGGCGCGGCGCTGGCGCAAGCGGTTATGGAGGACGTGCTCACGCTCGTCACCACGGCAAACTTCACTTCCGTCACGACCTCGCTCGCGGCGAATCTGAACGTGCCGCATCTCCGCGCCGCACGTCTCGCGCTCAATCAGGCCAACGCTCCCAAGCAGCCGCGATTCGCGTTGCTTGACGCGGTGGGCATGGATGCGCTGCTCGGCGTTACGAACTTCGTGCAGGCGCAGATGTTCGCAGACCAGAACGTCCTCACGGAAGGCAAAATCATGCGCGCGCTCGGGTTCGATTTCTACGAACTCAATTCGAGCTTCGTTTCCGCCGCCTCGGTGAACGCCTTCATTGGCCACGGTTCCGCAATCGCAATCGCGATGCGTTACCTCGCACCGCAGCGTCCCGAGGAATACGACAACGCGCAAGCCTACAGCGACCCGACCACGGGCGCGACGGTCGGACTCCGCGACTTCTACGACCCCGCAACCGGCACGCGCTACATGGCGCTGGAGTGCAACTACGGATACTCCGCTGGCATCACCAACGGCGCGCGCATCATCAAGCGTGACGACTAGCCTTTAGGCTGGATAGTTCATACAGGAGCGCCGAACTCAGCAACGGGTTCGGCGCTTTTGTGTCTTGACGTGGCGACGATGAAACCGTAGAAGGCAGGCTTATGAATGCCCATCCCGCAGACTCTCCGCCGCCCGTGTCCACATCGGAACCTCTCAGGGATGGGCCGGAACCGGGCGGCACGGGCGCGCGGACTCCGCTGATTTCCCTTTGCATCATCGTCGGCAACGTCGAGGAATACATCGTTCGTTGCCTCGAATCATTCGCGCTCATTGCGGATGAAATCGTGGTTGTCCGCGCCATCGGCAACGCCACGCCGGACGCGACGCTCGACATCGCCCGCGACAAGTTCGGCGCAATCGTCGGCGAGTATCGCAACGCAGCCGGGCACGAAGATTGGCCCCACGTTGACAACTTCGCAGCGGCGCGGCAGGCGGCCTACGACCTCGCGACCGGCACTTATTGCTTCTGGTGCGACACCGACGACATCCTGTTGAGCGGCGCGGATCTCATCCGCGAATTTGCGCAGCGCGGAGGTTACACCTGCTTCATGTTCCCTTATGCCATTCACGGCAAAGGGCTGGCGGTGCCGCGTGAGCGCATGATGCTGCGCGGCTCAGGCAAATGGGTTTGCCCGGTGCATGAGCATTTCGAGTTTGCGATTCAGCCGGTGCAGGCAATCGAGGATGAGCGCGTGGTGATTCAGCATCTCCCGCATCACGAAAAGACGGGCAGCAACGACCGCAACCTCCGCATCCTCCGCAGCATCCCCGAAGCCGAAATGACGACCGGGCTGCTTTACCATTTGCACATCGAGCTTCTCGTCATCGGCGACGTCGAGGGCAGCGTGGAGGTGGCGAAAAAGGTGCTCGCTTGTGACGACCTCGGAAGGCCGGAGCGCATGGAGCTTTTTATGAACTTGGCTCAGGTGAGCGAAGACCCGCGACAGAAGGAGGCGCTGTATCATCAAGCCTACGCGTCCGACCCACGCCGGCGCGAGCCGTTGCTGATGCTGTGCAACAACGCGATGAACAACTGCGAGTCGGACATTGCGCTCGCGTTCGCGCGGCAGATGATGGCGACGGACAGACCGGACGTGAAAGAGTGGAACGAAAGGGCCGCGCTTTACGAATGGCTCGGTGACGACATCTACGCGCAGGCACTACGGGCTAACCGCATGTATGGCCCGGCAGAAGCCGTGCGGCAGGCGCGATTCAAGAAGGAAGGCGGGGCACGCATTGCCCTTGTCCATGCGACTCGCGGCAGACCGAAGCAGGCGGCGCTTGCGCGCAAGGTATGGCTCGACTCGGCATCCCGCCCCGAAGCAGTGGAGCACATTTTCCTTTTCGACACGGACGACACGGAAAACCATTGCCTCCGCCGCTTTCACCATTCCGAGATGCCAGCGGGCGGCGGATGCGTCGCGGCTTGGAATCGCGGCGCGGCAGTCGTGCGCGCTCCCGTCATCGTGCAAATGTCGGACGACTGGACTCCGCCGCACAAGTGGGATGACCTCATCCTAGAACGCATCGGCGACGTGACGAAGCCGCGCGTGCTGGCCGTGAGCGACGGGCATCGCAAGGACTCGCTGCTCTGCATGGCCATCTGCACGCGCAAATACATAGACGACATGGACGCATTCCTTTTCCATCCGTGGTTTACCGGCGTCTATTCCGATAACTGGTTTACGCATCGCGCATACGAGCGCGGCGCGGTCATCGAGGCGCGCGACCTTGTGTTCAAGCATCATCATCCGGCGTTCGGTGCCGACAACATGGATGCGACTTATGCGCAGCAGAACGCGCCCGCGCGCTACGAGGAAGGCAAAGCCATCTTCGACGAACTCATGCTCGGCAACGACTGGTCAACCGTGCCCGGCTGGTTCAACTATTACCAGTTCTACGGCTCAATTGCAAAGCGTCTGCAAGACGGCGACACCATCGCGGAGATTGGCGTGTGGATGGGGCGGTCGATTATCTTCATGGCGCAGACGCTCAAGCGCATGGGTAAGCGCGTGAAGATTTACGCCGTGGACACGTTCAAAGGCGAAGCCGGGCAGTCCGAGCACGTCGAGGCAGTAGCAGCCCACGGCGGAAGCCTCCGTGCCGTATTTGAGTCGAATCTTGCGCGGTGTGGAGTCGCCGACATAGTGCAGGTTATCGAGTCCGACAGCGCGGACGCTGCATACATGATACCGGACGGCTCACTGGCATTCTGCTACATCGACGCCGCGCACGAATACGAAGGCGTGAAGCGCGACATCCTCGCGTGGAAGGGCAAGGTGAAGCCGGGTGGCATTTTCGCCGGCCACGACGCGCAGCATCCGCCAGTGATGAAAGCCGTGGAGGAACTGCTACCCGGCGCGGCAGTCATGCACCCTTGCTGGATTAAGCCGCTATGATTCTCTCCATCCTCACGCCCGCCGTGCCATCGCGCATGGCTCAACTTGCGAAGCTCTGCGACGAACTCGCGCGGCAAATCGGCGGGCTTGCCGTGGAGCACTTGACCCTGCTCGACAACAAGCGCCGCACTGTGGGAGAGAAGCGCGATGCCCTCCTGCGCGCGGCACGGGGCGCATACGTCGCGTTCGTGGACGATGACGACTGGATCTCGCCGGACTACGTTGCCGAGCTTGTGAAGGCGGCGCGGGAAGGGCCGGACGTGATCACCTTCAATCAGCATTGCACAGTCAACGCGGTGCAGTTCGAGGTGCAATTCAAGCTCGGCAATCCGAATGAAGCGCCGAACGGAGTGAGCACGATCAAGCGCAACGCCTGGCACGTCTGCGCGTGGCGTAGAGCGCTCGCGATTCAGTCGCGATTCCCGGCGAGCAACTACGGAGAGGACTGGGCATTTGCCGCACCGCTATGCGCGATTCCCGGCCTGCGCGAAGTTCACATATCGAAGTTGCTGCACTACTACCGGCACAGCAGCGAGACGACCGAGGCACCGCCGCCGTAGTTTGACACGGCGCGGAAAGTGTGACCTTTTCGACGCTTTCAGCGGCAGGCCTCAAGTCTGCAATGCAGACCTCGCTACTCGGCGAGAGCATCACCTTGCGCGGTGATACCTACCGGGCCGTCATTGATGACGTGGTGGCCTCGGAGATGTTCGCAGCGGGCGGGGCGATACCGAGTGAACCGATTTCAATCACGATCAAGATGCAGACTTTCCAGCCTGACCTCGGCCTCGGCGAGCGCGTGACGGCGCGCAACCGCAGCTACACCGTGCGGCAGATCACGCGGGACGAAATCAGCATCACGCTTATCGCCGAGCACACGGCTAAAAGGTAATGCTTCAAGTCAGCATCAATCTCGATGACTCAGGACTGCGGAACCTCATGGCGCAATGGATGGTGAAGAAGCGCAAAACTATCGAAGAAGGGCTTCTCATCGCGTCTCGCACGCTTTGCAAGGCGTTCATGGATCTCAGCCTTCCGCGCGACAACCTCAAGATGGAGCGCGCTGTGATGGGTGATGTTTCCCGCGCTTACGCTTCTATGTCCAAAATCTATCTGGACATCCGCAGCCGAGACCCCGAGGGCGCGGAGGCGTTTTGGTATTTTCAGAAGATCGGCAAATACGCCACCGCGCAGAAAATCATGGCGGCAGATTCGCCGACATATTCTGACCTCAAGATTCAGCCATTCGACGGCGGAGCAGCGCACAAGGCGGCACGCGGTGCACGCGGGCATGTGCCGAAAGGCGCAAAGCCCGCATTCGTGGTGAAAAACCACGGCAAGCTCTCCAAATACATCGCGAGCAAACAGGCAAACGTCGGCATGGTGAAGGCCGGATGGTTGGCAGCTTGGCGCGACCTCGGTCGCGTGCGTGACGTGCCGCAATGGGTGCGGCGCATCAAAGGCGACACGCTCGGCAGTTCAGAAAAGCAATTCACTGGGCAAGCGAGCAAGCGCATCTTCATCCACAACGCCGTGCGGCACGCAGACGAAGCAATGGACTTTCGGCAGCAGTCCTCGATTGAAGACGTCGCGGCGGATCGGCTTGCCAAGTTTTTCAAAATCCAGCTTGAACTACTTCAACCCAAATGAGCGAACCGCTAAAATACAAAGCCGAAACCGCCGTTGCCTCCTACCTCGGCACCGTCGCCGCGCAAAATGGGCACGTCATTTTCA